ATCATTTAATTTTACCGCGGCCCACCCCAAAGCAGTGCTGCCCAAATCCAAAGCACGAGGGCCACAAATAGACCCATGGATGCAAACGCCGAACCGAAGAGCGACCGCCGTAATCCCTACATTTACCCAAAAGCCGTCACATCCCCCGGTGATGGATGATCCCTTGTATGGGAATGTCGGGAGTGCGCCAAATCCCGGAACTGTCCTGAATTCGTGAGGGTACATGGCACTTACAGTTTCAGGATAGCTGATCCCGGTGTCCTCATAGCTTGCCCCGGTCAGGTCATAGCTGTAATTTTTGCTGACCTTCACCTTGCCATTGACGCATAACGTATAGGGGTCCCTCATCCACTGTTGCCAGCTTCCAAGGACGATGGAGTGAAGAATCTTATTCAGGCTCTTGCCGTCTGAAGTGCCATAGAACTGACCGCCTCCGACCACCGCATTCTGCTTCACACCCATGGTTGGCGTCAGGCTGGAATCATAGCCGCTGTGGTTGCCGTACCCATACACACTTTCAATATTGCAGTCTTTTCCCCACATGAGCAGAAGGTCTGTGATGGTTTCTACAATAGAGCCGCCGAGGAACTTCGCCCTGCTGCCGAATTTGTCGATGGCAGCTTTCTGCGCTTCGGTTGTCTTGCTGTAATCCGGCTGGTTTCCAGAAATACACTTCATGGTGCCGTCAATGATCGTGCCATAGAACATCGGAATCCAAACTCCCTCCAGTTCTTTCCCGTCCGGGTCAATGAAACCGACCGCCTCAAAGCCGTCCCTCTTCCTGAAGGAGAACTTTACAACACGGTCCGTTCCGACCATGTACTCCTGCTTATAAATCTTCATGAGCCATGAAAATGCGCCGCCATTGTAACTGGTATTCGCCACATCGGATGCTGTCGTGCCGTCCTCTTTGTAAGCGTAATTATCCTCTTTCAGACGGTAATCGGGAGTGCCATCACTCCGTACCATCCACGGCTTGTTTGCCACAAGAACCGGGAAGTCCGCCCAATCCCCCAGGGAATAGCCGCCGCCCTTCGTGACCGTGACCGGGTTGAAATTCTTATTTGCCCCGATGTACTCAATCCTGGACCCGGCCGCAAGCGTGGCGTTATGCTCGATGAATCCGTACACCTCATCCGATGCGAGTATGCTGTACACTTTATCCAGCGTTTCCTTGTCTGCAATAAAAGTCTTTGACATCATTCTTCTACCTCCTCATAAAACATTAATCCATTCTCAATCCCCAGCACGTACTTGTCCCCGGTTGCCTTGTCATACAGAAATGTCTCATTCGGCGCAACGATGGTCACGTTTGCCGCATTCGACACTTCCGTCAAGAATTCCAGCGTAATCGTGGATGGGAGAAGGTTATTATAGGACGGCATATAATCCCACTGGTTCTCCACCGCCGTTGCGATTGCATAAAGGATTTCCCCTTCGTCCGGGTCCGTTGCGAAAAGCCCGACTTCCTTGACATAGTACCCCTGTGCAAGGTTGCCTCCGCTTTCCGGCTTGTTTGTGATGATGAATTTTACATAGACATTCGTTGCATTCTGCGTCCTGACAGTAATCAGTGGGAATGTCTGCCTCTGGCTTTTCAACGCTGTCCTGGCTTTCAGGTCTTCGCCGCTTGCGTATGCGCCATCACCAGTCTGCGCCTTGGTCAGGGAGATTGTGCATCTTCCGGCCTGCGCCTTGGCAAGCAGAGCGATTCCCTTTGTTGTCAGGACAGCCTCATTGAATATTCCTGCCATTTTGATGTTCCTCCTTCTAAATTTTTATGTTTGGACTTGACATGGCTACAGCCGCCACGTTCGTGCGTGATCCGCCCAGAAATGCCGCTTTTTGAACGCCGTTGGATATTTCTACCCTTGGCATGGAAAAAGCCGCCTGTGCCGCAAATACGCTTCCCTGCATTGCCGTTTCTGAAGCCATGGAATTCCCGATTGTTTCCCCCGGAGCAGATGCCGCATACAGCCCAGCATACTCCGGCTCCACGGAAATATTGCCGCTCCGTGCGCCCACATTATTTGTGATCCCTTCTTTGGGGGAGGCCGTCATGACGCTCGCGCATTTTTCTTCCTGATGGTATTTTCTGCCTTTTTCGCCGCCGTTGTTCGTGATGGCGGCTTCCGGGGAAGATATGACCCCGGATGCGCTTACCGCATCCATGCGGATGTCGTTCGCCCTGCCCTGCTCATGGTTAGTGACCGCCCTTTTCGGATGGGACGTGCCTCCGACCGCTGCGTACTCACGCATCTCCATTTCCCGGTGGATCAGCACCCTGCGGACATGCGACCGCTCATTTTTCACCCGTTCAATTACAGCCATGAAAAATTCAGTGATATCCTCGGTCATCTGCGCATTCGTCACGATATCGAAAGTCCCCGGTGTGTATGGAGGCTCGTCAAAATCCGGCCACTCCACGACTGATCCTTCGCCGAATACAATGCCGATCATCTCGGACACTGCGCTTGCCGTCCCGGCCTTGGTGTGCCAGATAAGCGTGTTCTTGATAATCTCACGCTTCACGCTGATTTCCATGCTGTCAAGGTAATATGGGGATCGCAGTTCCACCGCCAGCACGTCCAGAATTTTTTCTGGAAGGCTGTCCACGAAATTCTGTGTCATGGCAGAACGCTCATAGGCAAGTAGGCGTTTCATCGCCATCTTCAGCGCATACGACAGGCATATCATACCCGTGTCATTTTTCAGGGACGATGGCAGCAGATCAAGAAGCTCCCCTTCCTGCAATTTAATCATCCTCAACACCCCCATACGTCACGCTTTGTTCCTGGACCCTTGCAACGTGGCCGGGAGGCACTGTCTCAAAGGCTGGGCTTTCTATAACGACCCGCTTTGCCCCTGCCGCCACCATCATCTTAGTCAGCACGGAAGGGTTGATGTCCCTCCCGATGGTGTGCGTCTGCCAGCTTATGTACTCCTGAAGCGCAGCCGCTACTGCTGACTGGATGGAAACCGCCTTGTCTATATCTGACTTGTTGATGTAATATGCGAATCTGATATTAAATCCCTGCCCGGTCGGCGCAAGCACGGACAGCCTGTCCGTAAGCGGCCGGATATTATCATCGTTCAAATGCCCCAGCACTTTCTTGCAGAGCGTTTCTGATGGAAAAGACCCGTCAGAGAGCAGGAACCGCACCTCCACCTCGCACGGCTCCGGGCTGGTAACTTCCACATCGCCGATTGCCGCATCCATGAAAGATTTTGTATGGTATTTGTAAGCATCCCTGGGGCCGGCCACACTATAACCGCTTGGCGCAAGATATATCCGATCTGTAAAATCTTCATCGCTTTCTATATCTGCGCCTCCTGCAGATACTTCCGTATTCACCGCACTATCCACATACGCTATCGGGTCAACCAGTGTGGAAATCTGTCCGGCAATAAGACCGTTTCCCTCCTCGCCGTCAGTCTGGCAAGTACACGGCACATCCACATACGTTTCCCCGATGGCAATCTCCCTCGTTTCGTCTGTCTCAAAATAAAGCACGTCCCCATCTGATACACGGGTTTCCTCCGGGATTGTCACCACGGAAGGCTGCGCCGCCGAAAGCGTAAAGCGCACCTTCACGGTTGCCGGAGCGGCTTCCTTCCTTTTCACTCCCCGGAGCGCACCGAGGTTGTCAAGAAATCCGCCATATGCATATTTCAGCAGATCCATTTTCCCGGACACGTCAATATGGAGCATCATGTGGTAAATCTGGACAGATGCCGCATACAGCTTCAGGCTTTCAGGGTCCGCCCTTCGAAGTACAAGGCTCTTCCCGGTAATCTCTTCATACTTCTCCTGATAATCCGCAAGCATCTCTTCCTGAACATCATCCAGCGTCTTATCATCAATAAAACTGACGTCAGGGAGGTTTTCTATTTCTGCAATCATACCCCATCCCTCCTTTCTACATATATCTGTACACTTATGTTCCCGTCCGTCCCGGCATCAAAATCCACGCCGGATATTGATATGTCCGGGATGAATTCCTCACATTTTTCATCCAGCTCCTCTGCGAATGCCGAAATAGCATCCATCGGGAGATCGGAAAGGAATGCCGCTGAAAGACCGAATCCACGGCTTCCCGGAAGCGATCCGGCCATTGTGACGATGAGCGTCCGCAATTCAGAATCAATTCTTTCAAAATCGCTTATCCCGTCAAGGTTCACCGTCTTAATCTGGTTTGTAAACATTCTGCCGCCCCCTATCTGTATTCTGAAAACGTGACAGCCACGACCGCCCTTGCCAGCTCGCCCTGGGACCATATCTCATCCCACGATTCGGACACCGCCTTAATCGCCATCTTATTTTTACAGACCTTTTTCCCGTTAATATAAAGGTAATGCACCTCTCCCTTTTTGCAGGCCGAACGGAACTTAGCCATTTCACTCCGGGGGCGCACACCCATCTCTGCGCTTAAGACCACCTCTAAAGTAACCTCGTCCATGTCCGGGCCGAGGAATTCCATCTTCGGACGTTTCCCAATGATATTATGGCTCGCCCATCTTGCAGAGGATGTCCGCTTCATATCCCTGAACGACAGCTGTTTTTCACTGTTCACGGAAAATTTTATATCGCTCCCCCATTGCCCGACCCCACCACCAAAACACAGCTCATCCTGATCTATAAGGATTCCTGCAATCTGAGATATTTTGATGGCTTTTATAGGCTTCGCCTTTTTTTTAACTACTTTGATTTTTGATTTGAGCTTTGCTTTTTTTACTTTCTTCGCCATGCATCACCACTTACCCTTTCCCATCCAGGTCACGCAGCCGCTTCAGGATGCTTCCGAGTGTAGACTCCCCATGCTGGTCATGAAAAGTAATACTCCCGTTTTCGTAATGTATGTATGCCTCACCGAAAACCTCTCCCAGCTCCTTATGGAAAACTCCGTCCCCGGATGCTGGCGGCGCATTATTCTCATTCCAGTACCGCCCCATGACGATTCCTGCAGACTGCCCGTTTGAAAGGTGGAGCACAAGGACTTCCTGCCCTATCCCCGGCATCTTATATTCATCGCCCATGGAGAATACCGGGAAATCATCCGTTGTGGAATCGTCAAGATCCGGGTACGTTACCTTCACCATCCCGGCACTGTGGTTGACGGATGATACCCGTCCGACCCTTACCAGCCTCTCAGCCATATAACATCCCTCCTAATCAAATGTTCCTTCGTCCACCCATCCGTAGACGTTCGATGCTGAATTGGTATGCACAAGGTGGTAAGGATGCGCCCCTCCATTCCCCTTGCACGTTTTATCCAGCGTGATTTTTGCCTGTCCAGCCCTTGCGGAATACCCCTTTGCCCCAGCATAAGAACTGATGTAATGCTTGCCACCATGGAAATTGACAACATCCCCTTTCTTATACTGCTTTTTCGCCACGGCCGCTTTTGCCTTTTGCTTTTTCGGTTTGTACACCAGCCGCTTCTGGCACTTGTGTATTTCAATTTTCTGTTTTGTTCCGCTCCCGACATCAAGAGTGGATTTATCCACAAAATATTTGCCGTCCACCCTGCCGAAGCCGGATATAATGACTGTAACCCCTGCGCATATCTTCGGGTCCGGCCAGATACTCCCTGAAATGGTGGTTGCTGATTCATTGGATTTATTCACTTTCGCCGCCGCTTTATAATAAGCATCTGAAACGCTGTCTGCCGTCTCGTTTATCTTTAAAACTCTGCTGCCTTTTGCCTTTTCTGCCTTAAGCCCGGTGTACACGCTGATTTCCTTGCTGTCCTTGGATGATTTATAAGATATCCTCGCCCCGGTGTATACGCCATAAAGGCTGTCCGTCAGATCCCAGTCATTATCCACGAAATCCGTCATTTTAAGTGTGCGTACCGCTTTCTTCTTTTCCATCGTGGTCTGGTCATAAATTACAATCTTGTTTTTATAGACCTTCATGGACAGCCCATAGCTTTCGCAGAGGCTGTATAAGAACTGGCTGTCCGGCTGCGACTGCTCCAATGAATTAATCTTTATGCTTGGTCCCGAATAGGACAGCTTTAAGGAATAACGCTTGGCGATTTCCTTTGCTATGCCCTGTATGGTGACATTCTTCCACGTCTTTGTCCTTTCCCTGGTCTTGAAGGATTCGCTGGCAGGGGAGGAAACGCAGCTGAAGGATGCCGTCATTGGATTGCCGGAAAACTTTATTTCATCCAGCGTGAAAGAACCGCATGACAGTTTTTTATCCTGCCCTTCCTGATCCCAGTCCAGAAATTTTATGCCGCCTTTTACTACATCCCCTTTTTTCGGATACCAGCCTTTCATCCACTTTTCATCAATATTCTGCAGGGATATGGCAAGCGTGTCACTGCTTCCCGATGCCACATCCGTATAAGTTACACTTTCCAGATATTCCTTCAGGGAAGTATCCACATTCTTGCCGTTGAACTGAAGCGTGGTGGTTGCCTTCCTTGCATCACTCATCATCATCACCTCCCTCCGTTGGAGAGAAAGATTCCTCATCATCCCAAGCGTCATCTTCCCTCCAGAACGGAACGCCCTCGTCCTGCCCTTCCTGCAGTTCCGGCACAGAAAGCACCGTGCCGGACGAAAAAACCAGCGTATCAATGTACGGAAGATTCTCCATCATCATTTCTTCCATGTACGCTTCATTCCCGAACAGGCGATACGCTATCATGTCCCATGTATCGCCCTGAATCGTTGTGTATGTTCCCAT